ACTACGATGGTGAAACTCGGGAATATATTTCTGCATCAACTGAATATCTTGCAGTGGGTGTCGGTATTCCAGCATATTCCTGTTTAGACGCTCCTGGTACATATAAGGCTGGTTATACAATTTGCCGTTCTGTAGATTTAAATTCATGGGAATATGTGCCAGACCATCGTGGTGAAATCGTCTATAACACCGAAACGGGAGATGCCAAAGAAATCACAGCACCGGGTGATTACCCCGAAAATACAACCACTATCGCCCCGTTAACGCCATACGATAAATGGGATGGTGAGAAATGGGTGACGGATACCGAGGCACAGCATAGCGCCGCAGTAGATGCAGCAGAAGCACAGCGCCAGTCGCTGATGGATACAGCAATGGCTTCCATTAGTCTGATTCAACTTAAATTGCAGGCCGGGCGGAAGCTGATGCAGGCAGAGACCACCCGACTTAACACTGTGCTGGATTACATTGACGCGGTGACGGCAACAGATACCAGCACAGCGCCGGACGTCATCTGGCCTGGACTGCCGGAGGCGTAGGCCATTCAATATCGGGTGCTGTTGAAGTATCAACACGCATCAGCAGCACACGGTATTTCTTCCATTGGGTGAGAGTTGAAGTTTCTTCATCAGTTGCAATGCCCGCATCAACAGCATCCTGACGCCAGGATATTTCACTGTCAGCTTTTGCACGAAATGTGGCTTTCATGTTTTCTGCATCTGATATTTTCTGTTCTGGTGAAAGCGGCGGCTCATCAACCCATGCAAGGGCCCCTGAAACCATTCTCAGCATTTTTCCTGTTGGCTTATTTCCCCCATTAAATCTGACAGCATCCTCATCGCTGATTTCAATACCATCCTGCGGCCATGTCCCCTCCTTGATATAACTTTCGTATAGCGCTGCGTTGTAGATTGCATTTTCGGAAGGGCTGTAAACACTTTTAACTTTATTCATTCTGTTATCTCCCTTTCGCTATATAGCAAAGATTAAACCCACCGCTACCAGACATGCGGGCTGTAAAACCCGTTCTTGAAGTACCAGTTGAGTTAACTCCATAAGCAGGCATGGTTGTTGGAGAAAGCAGAGACTCCTGGATATCTGCCATTGTCAGTGTAATTGATTCGACCCGCGCGGGGAAAGGTAGCGGGAAAACAACATTCGTCCCTGTCTGTCCAACGGGGAAACCGAAAATACCCCATTGTGTAATTACCCCATCCGGCCCCTTACTCCATCCAGATTTAGGATTCGGCCAGTCTGCTGCTCCAGAGTGCCCCGTTGTAAAACTACTCATATCTGGTACTTGCCCGGTATCCGTTCCGACGTTCCTCGTTGCCGCTTCTCCCAAACCAAGGTTTTCGAGAGCCGTTTTCACCGTGCCATCCGATTTGATATCACCAAACGGATTCTTGCGGCTTAACAGCAGAGCACGAAGCGCGGTAAGCAACTGGTCGTTTCGCCCCTTCTCCAGGCTGGCACCGGATGCCTCCACCACGCTGCAAAGCTCCTCCTGCAACATATCAAAGTAGTCATCATCCAGATCGGTGGCAGGTGTGCCGGTCTGGGGGTTACCACGGGTAAAACCGTTCTTACCCGCGCCGAACTTATCCTTCTGCGCGGTTTTCGTGTCTATACGATGCATGGATTACTCCGGATATTTAAAAATTACGTA